CACCTCGAAGACCGAGGCGTAACAGCGGAGGGGGCTCTGACGCAGAAGGGTGGGCGCATACTAAGGGCAAATGCGCATGCTGGTGATACGACACCAAAGGTTGCCTAAACTATCTCATTCGTATTAGTAGATAGTCAGCAGTAACGACCGACCGACGATGACGGACAGTTACAGTTAGCAAAAGTACCCATACCCTGCGAGGGAATTTTACACTCTCAACGGGCTATGGGCTTACTATGCAGACACGCTCCCTCCCTCTGAATCTGGACTGTTACTTATAATACTTATAATACTATAATACATAAGAGATGAAATACAGCAAAGAAGAGTTGCAGTGGATTAAGAAGCATACCTCAAAAAGAGAATTATCTGATACTAAAAAGTACTTGTCTAAGAAGCAACCAAAAGCCAAGAAAAAAAAATCCAAAAGTTACAAAATGACACAGCCGGAAAAGGATAGTGATTTGTATAAATGGGCTGTATGGTGTCGTGACAGGCTAATTAAAAAGCAAACCCAAAGCGAGAGAGATTTTTACGAATCTCTTGACATTTTAAATATACCATATGACAAGCAATGCCCATTCTTCATAAATAAGAGGGTTTTTTTCGCAGATGCCGTTTTTCACGAGACACGTACCATTGTCGAGATAGATGGTGGCTATCACAAAAAGAAGTCTGTTTTAAAGTATGATGCCAATAGAACCAAGCACCTTAACGGTGTTGGGTATCGTGTCGTGCGTATAACCAATGAAGAAGTTTCTGACGTGACATTATTTATGTCGAAAATATCAAAGTTTCTCCCGATTGATGTGCCTGCATATCTTTACGTTGTATAGCTGCGAACTGATGTAATCATTTCAAAGAACTCTTCTCGTTTAACCATTGCTGATAATCAACAAAATACAGATTTGTGATGTTAAATCTTAGTTAAACGATGTTAATACTGCAACATAAATTTGCATAATACAAAATAATGTTGTACATTTGTTGCAACAACATTGAGATAGCAAATTAAACGATTCAAAAATATGACTTATCAGAGAAATTGTAACAGCAATAACAATATTAAAAAAAATGAATAAGATGAAAAACAAGAATGATAAATGGATGTCAATTGTATTGTGGCTTGCTTCTGCATATTTTCTTTTTCAAATAATCATGGGATTATGGCATATATAGAATTTAACTGCAACAAGGGTGTCAAGGTGATTTACTCGGAGGGTAATTTGACAATCATCAAGGGCAAGAAAATAATCGACCGATTTAGCGCGGGGAGTCTAAGTGTAGACGAGGTTCTTGCAGTCGGAGGTGTGATAAAGAACATTGTAGACAAATGGTACTTGCACGGGATATTATTGGAGCGGAGGCTCGAAGAGGTGCGATACCTACCGATATATTAAACTTATTACCATATAAAGCGAGAAACAGGCGTCGTGAGGCAGTTGCGCAACACGGCGGGGTAGTGTAATAGGTAGCACATAAGGCTCATAACCTTAAAGTTAGGTTCGAATCCTACGACCGCAACTAATAAGAGTTCTTTGACATATTGATTACGGCTATAAAGATTGAGATGCCGACGCCCGACGGAAAGGCGTAACGTAATAGTAGCTATCGTGAGAAGCGATTAATACTTGCGGTGAAGTAGAACAAGACCGTAGCTGCTACAAATGCTTTGTCGACCTATCGAAACACATTGAGGTTATAGGGGTTGTGATGGAGCGAAGTGAATGAGTTATTACCCGCAAGGGATGATATAAAGAAGTAGCGGAAACACCGCTATATGATGATTTTATGCTTTCAGCCTAACGAAGCCCATATTTCAGGGGTGGCTATAGGGGCGCAAGGTATCGGAGTGGTGTCCGAATACTACCACCGTTTCATTTGTTTGGGGCGGTGGAACTGTGTTTATAGCTCAACGGTTAGAGCGCCTGACTGTGGTTCAGGAGGTGGGGGTTCAATTCCCCCTAAACACCAACTTTTTTTAATTGTTTGTGGCTGTAGGGGCGTTGTGAAACGGTCTATCAGCAAATGCCTTCGTAGTTCAATTGGCAGAATATCGGTCTCCAAAACCGCAGATTGAGGTTCGATTCCTCACGGGGGTGCAAATTTTAATTTCAATCACTTTAAAACAAAAGACATGAGAATAAAAATTAACGACAAGATTTACCGATTGGAAAAGATTGAATCTGGGGTTGACAGCTTGATGGAGCTGGTGGAAGAACCGAAGTACAAAGATGGTGATTTCGTATATGAAAATGACAGAATAATGATATTTAAGAGCTACCCCAATAATTATCATTGTATATATCATCCTCATATCGGCAAACCTTTTTTTGATAATAGCTATGAAATTGATTTTACGGCTAAATCATTCAGGCGTGCCACTGAAGAAGAAAAACAAGTACTGATTGATTTCCTTGCCAAAGAGGGTAAGAGGTGGAACGCTGAAAGGCTGTGCGTTGAGGATATACCTGTTCGAAAGTTTAAGAATGGGGATGTAGTGCTGATAAAAGATGGTATTTCAAGTCGAACCGTGAATGGTGAAAACCCACTATTCAATCCACTTATGGATGAATTAATTGGTACTACAATGACCGTAAATAGATATACCGAGATGGAAGGCTATGTAGTGTGTGATGAGTCTTGTTGGCGTTTTCGTGAAGAATGGCTTGAACCTTATGAAGAACTGAAAAAAGGTGATTTGGCTATCTTTTGGGATAATGTGAATCGACGCTACGCCTCAGTTAACATTGGCATATTATGAACACTACCTATATAATCGCAGAAGCGGCACAAAGGATAGCCCTCAACCATCATCCGTATGGAGTATTCGATGTATGGGAGGGGCAACATAAGCTGCTATTCTCTTACGATTGCGCTTTCGACCACATCGCCATACAAAAGGTAGAGAAAGGTGCTTATTTGTCGAATAATCTTATGGTAGATATGCTACCCGAAGAGTTTGACGAAGACCTATTCCTCTCGGTGATGATACCGATAATGAAAAAGCGGTACGAAGAGATAGAGCGTGATAGAAAAGAATCGGAAGAGTCCGACAGAGAAGAGGAAGAGCGGGAGCGACAAGAACGTGAGTCCGCAGATTGGGAAGAGACGAAAAGGAGTTTAAACGATACATTTGGATTATACTGACATGGAAGACAATATTCGCAGATTAAAATGGTGTTTGAGGCTGTTTGGGTATAAGAATTTCTACTCTGTTGGCGCAACGGAATGTGGCGTCACGATGCAAGGAGTCTTCTCAACAGACGTAACAAGCAAGGCAAAGAGTTTAAGGTTCTACCAAGCAATAGAGGACAACGGATATATAATATTGAAAAGAGGCAACATTGAAATAACATTAACATGAAAGAGATACGATTACTAAGAGCTGATGAAATTGAATGTAGGGCGCAGTCGGTAAAAGCAAACGGTTGCGTTCTTCTTCTTTACAAGGATGCGAGAACCGACATGAACCTACTTGATGAAACATTTGGTAACGGGAATTGGCAGAGAACGCATGAGGTAATAAACGATAACCTGTTCTGCAATATTGACATTTGGGATGCCGAGAAGGGTTCTTGGGTACGCAAGCAAGACGTGGGCGTAGAGAGCAATACCGAGAAGGAAAAAGGTCAAGCGTCTGACGCATTTAAGCGGGCAGGGTTCAATGTTGGCATCGGGAGGGAGCTTTATACCGCACCTTTCATTTGGATTAACCTAACAGCAGACGAGGTGGATAATTCGAGGGGGAAGCCTTCTTTGTCATTCAAGGTCAAGTTTCACGTCTCCAAGATTGGGTATAACGACAAGAGGGAGATTGTCGAACTGGAAATAAAAGACCAGGCGGGGAAAGTGAGATACACCCTCGGTGCTGAGCAGCCAAAAACAGCAAAAGCACCAGCAAAATCCGAGATTGAAGGCGACATGAAGCAAGCAAAAGAAGCCATTGAGAAATGCAAGAACGGTGAAGATTTAATGGTGGTCTGGAACACATTCAAAAGCCTACAAGGGGTGTCTGAATTTAAAAAGATTCTTGGTGATGCAAAGAAGAGAATTGGAGTTAAATGATAGCGGTGTTGTTTTCATCGAGAATCCGAGAGGCTATTGGATTGGTGAAACACACCTCGAAGGGCTAACCGGCATGATTGGCAGACAGCTATTCCCGAACAAGTACGCAGCAGTACCCGAAAAGATTCTCGCCAAAGCTGCGGCAAGGGGTCACAGAATCCACGAAGAGATACAAGTGTACGATATGTTCGGTGAGATTTCAAGCGAAGAGGTAAAGTGGTATGCCGACATGAAGGAATCCGAGCAGTTTGACGTTCTCGACAGCGAATACCTTGTGACGGATGGAACACACTTCGCTTCTGCCATTGACAAGGTTATTGTAAAAGACGGAAAAGTTTGTTTGGCTGATGTCAAAACGACCTACGAACTGGACAAGGAATACATAAGTTGGCAGTTATCAATTTATAAATACCTTTTCAATTTACTCAACCCTGACATAGAGGTTGATAAGCTATACGCCATTTGGGTCAGAGACGGAGCATCACTACACGAAGTGCCAGAAATACCCCAAGAGGAAGTGATAGAGCTCCTTAATTGTGAAAGGCAGGGTACTCAGTACATAAAGAAAGAGATAGACGCTTCTAAAGCTATTGAGGTAGCAAAGCAGATGTCGGAAGTCCTCGTTGAGATTGCAGAACTCGAAGCAAAGATAGATGCCTTCAAGGTTCAGTTGGAGGAACTATTTGGTCAGTACGGTGTAGACAAGCTCGACAATGAATACTTCACTATTACAAGGGTTGCTGGATTCACTAAGGAGACCTTTGACGGGGCTAAGTTCAAAGAGGAACACCCGAAGCTACACAAGCGATATGTAAAACAGACGGAGGTCAAGCCGTCAATCAGGATAAAGTTGAAGTAACAGTTTAAAACAATAAATAACCAAGAAAGATGATTACATACAAATATAAATTGTATAAAACAGAAAGAACGAAACATTTGGATAAGATGCTCCGTGAAGCTTCGTTTGTATGGAATCATGCTCTGTCGTTGCAAAAGAGATATTATTCTTTGTATGGTGGATATATTTCTGTAAATCAAATGCAGAAACATTTTTCAGTGAGACTGAAACCTAAATTACTCCACTCTCAATCCGTACAGGAAATTATTCAAAGATTAGATACCTCTTATCAGCGGTTTTTCAAAAATATATCCACCAGACCCCCGAAGTTTAAACGTGCAAAAGATTTCACATCATTTGTTTTCAAACAGGGTGGTTATACTTTGAATGGAAATGTTTTAACGATAAACAAGTTACATAAAAGATATAAATTCTCAAAAAGTAGAGACTATGAAGGAAAGATTAAAAGAATAGCTGTCAAGCGCTCAAAATTGAATGAATACTATGTAATCATCATAACAGATAATAACCCAAACACGTACGAAAAGACACACAATGGTGCATCCGTAGGAATTGACTTTGGGCTGAAAACTTATTTGACGATGAGTGATGGTACTTCATTCAACAATCCGCAGTTTTTGAAAGAGGACTTACCCGAACTAAGACGGAAGTCCATGTTATTATCCAAAACAAAAAAGAAGTCAAACAATCGAGAAAAGAGACGTATTGAGCTTTGCCGTCTCCATGAATCTATCCAAAATAAGAGGAATGATTATCAATGGAAGTTGGCACACGAGCTTTGTAGAAAATACGACTACATTTTTATCGAAGACTTATCTTTAACGGGTATGACAAAGCTATGGGGAAGAAAGATGAACGATTTAGCGCATGCTTCATTCATTTCTAAACTCCAATATGTTGCCACGAAATACCGTGTTAAAGTCCATAAGATTGACCGTTGGTTTGCCTCATCAAAAACATGCGAGTGCGGATATGTAAACAATTCCCTGACACTATCAGACCGTGAATGGAAGTGTCCTGAATGCGAGTTGATAAATGACAGGGACGTTTTAGCAGCTAATAATATACTTCGGAGGGGCATCTCCGAATTGTGGAGTGAGGATAAGACTGCTTTGGCGGCACCTCACGTTTGTACACAAGAATCCCCCTGTCTTTAGACGGGAGAGTATGTCAAAATTAGCGTCTGTTTAACAGACATTCCGAAAAGTAAAATTGTCGAAGCAAAGAGCGGCAAGAAGTACGTCAACCTCGTTCTCGATGAACGCAGAGAGGTGGGGCAGTATGGCGACACACATATAATAGAAAAATAAAAATTAAAACTATGGCAATTAACAAGGTAATTTTATTAGGCAGGGTTGGGAAAGACCCCGAAGTTCAACAATTTGACGGTGGCAATAAATCAAGTTTTTCTGTAGCCACTACAGAGAGAGGATTTACTACCCGAGACGGCAAAGAAATTCCTGAAAAAACAGAATGGCATAATATAGTATGCTGGAAAGGGCTTTCAACCATCGTAGAGAGATTCGTAAAGAAAGGTGATTTGATTTATCTTGAAGGGAAAATCACAACACGCAGTTGGGATAGCGATAACGGCAAGAAATATATCACAGAGATTGTTGCGGACAACATTGAGTTGTTGGGCAATAAGACTGAAACGACACTTGCCAAAGACATGGAGCAAGAATCCGACGGATTGCCATTTTAACCGAGAGGGGGTTCGCCCCCTTTCTTTAAATTTTTAACGTATGAAGCACGAATTGATTGAGAGATACGACATGAAGTTTGTAAGTGAGACAAAGTGGAACGAGGTGTACGAATCTGACGAGTACATTCTCATTTGGAACAGGCTCACCAAGTTGATAAAGATTAAACCGAAAGACCATGAATGACGATGACAGCTACTGGGCAAGAGTATTTAGAAGAGAGGCGTTGCAATACAAGAAGACCGGTGACGCAATTCTCTCTACATACAAGAGAGTGAAAGTCGACAGCCATACGATAAAACTTGTGCGATGCTGATTGACATCATCAAGGAGATTGAACGAGGGCGCAGAGAAGCTAAAATATGGCCTATTTGCGCCCCCTTCATTGAGATATTGAGCAAGTGTACGCCCGAGCAGAGAAAGACGCTAAGGAATGATTTAAACAAGCTCTACATTGACGGTAAGATAAAAGTATGGAAAGGTATTAACGATTTAATTGTACAGAGTAATGGAGTTTAAGAAATATCAACACGTGGAACGGTTCGGGACAACAGAGACCGAGGGTATTGAAAACGGAATGTGTTACATTTTCCCGAAGATTGACGGGACAAATGCACAGCTTTGGTGGGATGATGGGTTGTGTGCTGGCAGCAGGAATAGAGAACTTACGGTTGGAGCAGACAATGCAGGATTCTACGAGTGGGCAAAGGGGCAGAGGGTATTCAATTCTTTCTTTGGCGAACACCCGCAATTAAGACTATATGGTGAATGGCTTGTGCCACACACGCTGAAGACGTATGACGATTCCGCATGGAGACGCTTCTATGTTTTCGACGTTACGGATGAGGATAAGTATCTTCATTATGACGAATACAGTAAAATTCTCGATGAGTTTGGGATTGAATATATCCCCCCTATCTGCAAGGTCGAAAATCCATCATACGACCGATTAATTGCCCAGCTTGAAAAGAACGGCTATTTAATTAAAGACGGAGAGGGTACTGGCGAGGGCATTGTGATTAAGAACTACAATTACAAGAATAAGTTTGGCCGTATTGTTTGGGCGAAGATTGTTAAGAATGAATTTAAAGCCAAGCACGCAAAGGTATCTGTGCCTGAATTGAAGGAGGCAAAGATTATAGAGCAAGAAATTGCGGAAAGATTCGTAACGAAATCACTCGTGGAGAAGGAGTTTGCAAAGATTGAATCCGAAAACGGATGGAGTTCAAAGTCTATACCGAGGCTATTGAATACTGTTTTTTATTGTCTTATAAAAGAAGACGGGTGGAACTTCGTCAAAGAGTTTAAAAACCCCACCGTTGACTTTAAGAGGCTTCTGTTTTTCTCCAACAATAGGGTGAAAGAATTAATGCCACACTTGTTCTGATATGAAACTGAATCTGCTTAACACGGCACATGGCCTTGTTGCGCTATACGATGATGACTTTGACGAGAAGAAGAAGCTGAAAATAGGGGAGGTGTACCAAGCGGAGATAAGACAGCCGAGGAACATTCAATTTCACAAGCTGTACTTTGCTTTAATCAGCTGCACTTGGGAGTACCTTAACGAGAGGCAAGTAGAGTTCTTTCACGGGAACAAGGAAGTTTTCAGGAAGTCGTTAGAGGTAGCCGCAGGGCATTGCGACAAGGTTTTCTCGTTTCGGCTGAAAGAATGGGTAGATGTGCCTAAATCTATTTCTTTTTCGAGCATGGACGAGCACGAGTTCAGAGACCTTTATCAAAGAGTGAAAGATGTTATATTCTCCACGATTCTACGGGGAATTTCGGAAAGTGAATTTGAAAAGAACTTAATAAATTTTTAAGATGGCGAAGAAAAGCGATAAGACCGAATTTCGGGAGTACCTGCATACGGTGTTGAGAACAATTCCTGACAATGCGCCGGACATATACTACGAATCGCAGGTAGATGCCATTTACAACATGGCAAAAAGTGTTTTTACGGCGGGGGATGAACCGACGGCGGACAAGGACGATGTGGATGCTGTTTATTCTGCTTATCCGACAAGGTGTGTCATAAATTCAAGGTCGCTGGGGAAGAGTTCTGCGGACAAGAAAAAGATTGCACGCCTGCTGAAAGACAACTCGAAAGAGAAGTTGATTAAAACCATTGAGAGATACGTCGAGGACTGCAAGAGGGATAAGGTCTATATGAAGAACTTCTCCACATTTTTATCCAATCCTCCCGAGTATGATTTAACAGAGAAGCCAAAGACCGTTGAGATAAGCGGTTATAGGGATTTACGAAAGATAACGGAGGCGCAGTAAATGGATGAAACGCAAGTACGGATGGCAGTCGATGTCATCAAAAGCAACGGCTTGGTAGAGGTTCGTATAATCGGCGATAAGATTTACAGCGGGTACTTCAAAAGCGCAGACAAACTTGTAGAGGCGTTAAAACCTTTCAGCCGGGATAACATCTACTTCGTCTTTAATGACATCGCAGAGGGGTGCTACGACAGAAAGCAACAAGAGTGTTTTCAGCTATCCAAGAACACCACTTCCGATGCAGACATCACAAACAGACGATGGCTGCTGATTGACATAGACCCTACAAGACCTACGGGGGTTGGGGCTACCGATGAGGAAAAGGCGGAAGCGAGAGATGTGGGGTTAAAGGTGTACAAGTTCCTCCGGGATATAGGATTCTCAACTCCTGTTTCTGCCGACAGCGGGAACGGTTTTCACTTGTTATATCCTATTTTTCTTAAAAACAGCGATGAGAACACGAAACTGATAAGAGAGGTTCTTCAGGTACTGGACATGTTTTTCTCAACTCCGAAAGCTCAGATAGACACATCTGTTTTCAATGCTTCGAGGATTACCAAGTTATACGGAACGTTTGCGAGAAAGGGAAAGGACAGCCCTGATAGACCGCACAGGAGAAGCAGGATAACAAGAGCGCCAGATGAGATAAAGCCTACCGATATTTCTTTGTTGAAAAAGGTGGCTTCTATGCTTCCTGTTCCCGACGAGAAAAGCCGATGGAACAGCTACGGTGCTGATAGGTTTGACCTCGACTCTTTCATTTCAAGACACGGTATTAAAGTACGGGAGCGCACCAAGTATGCGGGTGGCGAGAAGTATGTTTTAGAACACTGTCTTTTCGACCCGACACACACAGGCAAGGATGCGGCGATATTCAGGCTCGACAACGGAGCGATAGGATATAAGTGCTTCCATAACTCCTGTTCAGGATATAAGTGGCAAGACGTGAGGAGGATGTTCGAGCCAAGAGCGTATGAATACTCTTCGCACAGGAATACGGCTTTTGGAATTAAACCAGGAGTCAAAAAGGCGCAAAAAGAGGACAAGGGTGAGAAGTTCTTAGAGATGTCCGATATACAAGACATCGACAGGAGTAACTTAGTTTATGTCAGGTCGCACTTCGATGAACTTGACAAGAAAATCATAGGCTTCATGAAGGGGGAGCTTTCCATTTGGACTGGAAACTCTTCTTCGGGGAAGTCTACTGTTTTAGGGCAGCTTTCTCTTTCTGCCATTGACGACGGTTTTAACGTGTTGATGTACTCAGGAGAGCTAAGACCCCATCGGGTAAAGAAGTGGCTGCATCTTCAAGCCGCAGGCAGGCAGTTCACGCAACCAACCGAGTTCGAGAACCTTTTCTATGTACCTAATAAGTACGGCTCTCTGATTGATAAGTGGATGGACAAGAAGTTCTTCCTCTATAACAACGACTACGGAAGCGAATACACACAGTTGCTTGCTGATTTGCGAGAGCGGTTGAGTAAAAAAGACGTAGATGTAGTTGTTTTAGACAACATCATGACCTTAGAGTTAGACGAGCTTGGCAATGAGATGAACGGGCAGCAGACAAGTGCGGTGAAGTCTCTTTCAGCTTTGGCGAAGGAGTTTGACGTGCATATTCACGTTGTCGCTCACCCGAAAAAGGCAAAGACGCTTTTAAGACCCGATGATATTTCAGGAACGGGGAACATAAGGAATTTAGCTGACAATGTTTTTATAGTCCACAGGGTAAACAACGACTTTATACGACAATCCAACGAGTATTTCGGTGAAGCTGTTGCTTCGAGGTATCACGAGTTCAACAACGTGATAGAGGTAGCTAAAAACCGAGACTTGGGGGTGCAAGACTATATGGTCGGTCTTTACTTCGAGATTGAAAGCAAGAGGATGCTGAATGAGAAGTATGAGAACTTCGTCTATGGGTGGCAAGAGCTTGATTCGAGTATTACTGTTACCACCGTAACAAAAGAGCTAATAGCTCCGACTATCGAGTTTAAGGCGAGCGAGAAAGAGTTTTTAATAGATTTTCCATTTAATCCAATTGATAAATTACCATTTTGATGAAAATTTATATCATCTACTTCACTATTTTCGGCAAGCATCTAAAGACAGCCGTAAAAGCCAATAGCGAGAAAGAGGCGCAACAGTTTATCAGGAATAATATAGTATTCCACGATAGCAAGACAGAGATAAGGGAAGACCCAGTAGAATATTTAAAAAACATGTTTGGACTATGACAAACTTTGACAAAATATGCAATGATGCAGGTTTCGGTGACTTAAAGGTCAGGAGCAGGAGAGGTGATATTCCGCTAAAAAGGCAAGCGGTGTGGTGTAAGATGTACATGACCTTTGGCAACTACCGACAAATAGGCATACAGTCGGGGCATTCTCACGCAACTGTAATACACGGCGTTAGGCGGTTTACAGATTTATTTAACACAGGAGATGCAAAAGCAATAGAACTATGGGAGAAGATAGAGCAGATGTAAAAGTATTCACCGACCGCCTAAGCTACTGGCGATTCATACAGAATGTGGAATATGATATTCTGGTAGCAAGTAACAAGGAGACAAAGAATAAGGAGATTTATAATAAAAACGAAATGATTGCAATGTTTAAACCAGAGAAAAACTCAAAACAGTATTGATTAAGATATGCTGAAATCTATAAAATACGAGCTTAATCCTACCAACGGACAAAAGCGGATGCTAAACCAAGCGTTCGGCAACTGCCGCTTCGTGTATAATTGGGCTTTGGACAAGAAGATTAAAGCATATCAAGAAGATAAAAAAACACTTTCTTGTTTTGATTTGATGAAAGAGCTAACGTCATTAAAGAAAAGAGAAGGTTTTGAATGGCTTAACCTTTATGGTGCAAAGCAACTCCAACAATCTATATTGAACTTAGATAGAGCATTTTCAAATTTCTTCAAAGCAAAGAAAGGATTTCCAAAGTTTAAGTCAAAACACAACAAACAATCTTTTAGAATACCTCAATCGGTAAAGATTAATTTTGACGAGTATAAATTCTTCGTTCCAAAAGTAGGATGGGTAAAATTCTTCAAGGATAAGCATATTGAAGGTGAAATAAAATTCGCTACTGTATCAAAGTCTACAACAGGTAGACACTATGTTTCGATAACTTTTGAATCTACACAGCCGAGGAAAACTGGCAGTGGTGTTGTAGGTGTGGATTTAGGTATAAAACATTTAGCAATAACATCTGATGGAGAGTTTTTTGAAAATCAAAAATATCTTAGACAAAACTTAAAGAAATTAAAAAAGGAGCAGCGTTCATTATCAAGGAAATTTCAAAAAGGAAAAGAACAAAGCAACAACTACCGAAAGCAAAGGTTGAAAGTTGCTAAAATCCATGAGAAAATTTCAAATCAACGTAGGGACTATCTTCATAAACTAACCACGCATCTTGCAACCACCTATGAAACTGTTTGTATAGAGGATTTGGCAGTTAAAAATATGGCTAAAAACCATAGACTTGCATTGGCCATACATGATTGTGGATGGGGGATGTTTAGACAAATGTTAGAATATAAAGTCAAAGACCTTCGCGTCATTGGAAGGTTCTCGCCGAGCTCTCAAATATGCAACATTTGTGGAGACAGAAATAAAGATTTAAAACTATCTGATAGAAATTGGACTTGCTCAAACGGCCACAGTTTAAATCGCGATTGGAATGCTGCGGTGAATATTAAGAATTTCGGGTTGAGGGCATCGACCTTGAACGCTAAGACAGACCATTAGGTCATATCTTGTTCAGAACCCCACAGACTTTAGTCGTGGAGAATGTCAGGACATTCGGATAACGAAGGACAAGGAGATATACAACAAGAACGAACTGATAGCCGTATTTAGGCCCCACGCTTCCACAGATGCCGAAATTCGCATTTAAACGGGCTGGGTGGTATGTGGGTATCGGAAGATAAAATAATTGATTAAAACGCAAATAAACGATTCAAGCAAAATGAAAACAGTAAAATTTACAGAAGCTGAATTGAACCACCTTGTCAGTCTGATAGCAGATAACGAAAGAGACGGGACTTATTATGGCAACAGAAGGCAGTATTGGAAACGTTCTTTCAGGATAAAGCAGAAGCTGCTTTTGTTTACAGCTGATACCTTTTATTGCCCTCAATGCGGAAAACACCATGGCATTACTGCATATATTGGCTTTTGCAGTGAAGGGTGTTTAAACAAATATTAAGCAATGAATAATAACGATTTAAGCGATTTAAACGATTAAAACAGGATGAAAACAGCAGAAGAAAAATTGGGACAAGAGCCAGCGTTTCCGCTTCCAAGCGGTGTAGAGGTAAATTACAATGAAAATGGAGTGATTGTCGATACTGCAAATGGCATGACAAAACGATTCTTTGCAGCGTGTGCAGCAATGCAGGGTCTGTTTGCGAACCCACATCCAGTATTTGTAAATGCAGGTATGGAGTCTCTTATAAAGCAGGCGTATTATGCGGCCGATGAACTATTAAAACAGGAGGGATTATGACAAGGGAGTACATAATAACAGTAACAGCACCGTGTGAGTGCACTAATGCTGAAATGGACGAATGGGTAGAGTTTTGTGTGGGATATACCGCCCAGATTTCAATGGATGTGGCACGATTTGATAGGTTGGTTTTTCGTGACGTTGAACAGTGTGAGAATATTTGTTAAAAAATTAAAGAGATGATATGAAAACAAACAAATCACGAATCGAAATTGGAGACATGGTTGAATTTCATTCCGGCAATTATCAGGGGTTGACGGGTGAAATAATTGCAACCGACTGGAATGCAAAAAATACACCCTACGGGGTTAGGCACACAGTGAAATTGTCAAACGGTGGTATAGGTTATATTGAAAAAGCAGAACATTTTCATTTTATTTAAACAAAGGATATGAAAACAGCGGAAGAAATATTAGAAAGTCATTTAACTTCTATGTTATCAAGGACAGAGGATAGTTATGTAACTATTGATGAAATGAAACAGGTTCCAGAGTGGGAGGCTTGTGTTAAAGCAATTGAACAGGCTCAAAAAGAAGCTTATAATCAGGCATTGGAGGATTGTTTAAAACATGTAACCGTTTATCAAGACGAATGGTTTGACCATAGAGCGGGTGAATGGAGGCTTGGAATTCCAACCATAGACAAAGAATCAATTTTAAAATTAAAGAAATGAAATCAGAATATAAAAAAATAACAGATTTAGACGACAATTACCTTTTCGATAATTACATCCTCACCGACTTGATGGTAATGAAAAACAAAGGCAGAAGGGTGAAATCGAATGAGAACATGGCTATTTATATTCTTTTGCTGGAAAAACTCAAAGAGTATGGCATATGGTTGTATGGGCATATTGAAGCGGGAAATATAACATTCAGGGGAATCGGCTTGTTTGATGGCTTCCCCTTAGAAAATGAACCAATACTAAAACAGCTATACGGGTTCACCAATCTCACCATTCACATTCAGCTACATGGCTTTGACGATTTTGCAACTGCGTTTGATTACAATGTTGATACCGGGAGATGCGAATTGCAAAGACACCGATATGGGTCTGTAACGCACAGAATAAAATATGACAGCCTGAATGATATGCTTCTGGATATTAACGAGAAAGGATATGATAAATTATTTAAATGAAATGATATGAAAACAGAACCGACAGAAGCATATATAATAGCAAAAAGACTATTTGATTATGAAGATGAACCGATATTAGAGAGTGATATCTGTGAAATAGCAGATATTGCTTTTCATGAAGGTCAATCCTCCCCGAAAATAAAGCAGTTGGATCAGCTTGGTTGGCTTGAGCAGTCAAATGGATTAATATATACTCCTCATGTGTTTGGTATCACCTATTGCATATACGAAGAAAAAGGGATGTGGTGGATTCATTGTCAATTTTATAACAATTATGAAAATATTTCAACAGACTTCGCATCTACTTTAGACGAAGCCAAAGCCTTAGCACAGGCTGATTTTGAGAAGAGAGTAATGGAGTGTTTGTTATGAAAAATAGTGTAAGATCTGACATAATCTGGTTTCTGAAAAAGAACGGATTTGAGAAGGCAAAACCAAACAGCTACCATAATGATAAGTGCGGTGTGGTATTAATGAATGATTTGGCTTTTATTACAAACAATCACGGAGACAGCGACGCTGTACCTATTAACTTTTTTGCAATTTATGGGTGTTTAGTTTACAGGAATTACATATTGATATGATTAATATACGAGAACTAAGAATTGGAAACTACGTGATGTACGAACAGACTACACACGTGGTCACGGGATTACAAGGAGGACTGGTGTGGTCAAGGTGGATAAACGGAGAACAGCCTCATATCTGTGCCCCTGAAGCACTCGATCCAATCCCTCTGACCGAAGAAATTCTTTTGAAGTGCGGTCTTGCACAAAAAGGTTCGTTTTTTGGAATAGGTTTTCTTGATACCACCTATTGGTACAATCGTGAAAATCATATACTATATATCGAATATACCGACAGCCCGTTTCCAGAAGATGAAGGCGTGAGATACCCTATATCATCACCGATCAAGCATCTGCATACCCTGATGAATGCTATTTACGACTTAACAGGCGAAGAATTGGAGGTGAAGTTATGACACTCCCCAACGACATCTCCCGCTGCTCTAATGAGCGGTGCGAGAAGAAACTGAAATGCAAGAGGTATCTGGATTGCCTGCCTTGGGAGACGTACAGTTATAGTGATTTTAACGAAGTGGATTGTGAATTTTTTATTGAGAACGAAGATGGAGTTGACGCACAGAAACCTTTGTAATATAGCTGCAAAGTATCTTAGGAATAAGGGAATCCAGCCTTTTCATAAATGCCAATATTCTGTTTGTGAATTAGAAAGAGTTGGCGAATGTCCTGATGCCTTTGGGTGGGGTGGTTCGTCAACGCAGCTGATAGAAGTAAAAGTATCACGCAGCGATTTTCTGGCAGACAAGAAAAAGTATTGGCGTGTTTTTCCAAAAGAAGGGTTAGGTAGATATAGAAGTTATTTATGCCCAGAAGGGGTAATAAAAGTAGAAGATTTGCCTGATAAATGGGGATTGCTTTATGTGTCCGAAAATGGAAAGGTTTCCGAGGTTAAAAAAGCGGAAACACAAGAATCGAATATGATTGAAGAAATAAACCTTGTTACTTCTATTTTAAGGAGAGAGGGAATAAGACCTCGGGTATTTAGCTATAAAAAGTACAAGAGTGATTTTTTTGAAAACGAACTAAAAAAGGAAATAATGGACAATATAGAATTTAGAGTTTGGAACGGAATGGAGATGGTTTACGACGTAATGGTCGGGAAATTTGGAATTTTCTATGTAAACCCCGAAAATAACGGCATAGATGAAAATGATAGTGCGTGTCTTACTCCCGCTAATACGAAGTATCCGGATGATATTCTGGTAATGCAGTACACCGGACTAAAAGATAAAAATGGGGTAAAGGTTTTCGAGGGGGATATATTTCAGTACCGAAAACATGATGGATACCTGCTACCTGATTTCACGGGAGAAGTACTATTCAGGATGGGGTGTTTTGGGTATGTGGCAACTTCTGAGAATATGGGAGAGGCGTTCAGTTCATTTTCTGAAATTGACGAATTGAAAAATGACTTCCTGAATCACATTGAAATAATTGGGAATATTCATGACGATTTGATTTTACTAAACAGTGATAAGGAGGATTAGAATGAGACCTAAAAAGCAATCAAAAATCATGCTCGCTAACACATGCGACTGCACAGTTGATTTAGCCCTGTTGGAGCAGGCAGTGATATGGTATGCTGACGGTAAAACATTGAAGCCACACAGGAAAATATACCTTCACGCCAAATACCCAGCAGTTTCTATTTATAACGAGAAAATTCACATTCACAGGTTAATAATGATGTATCTGCATAAAAATATATTCGACAAGAACATGTGCGTGCATCATGTTGATGGGAATAAACTGAATAATAGTATTCGCAATCTCGAATTAATAAGGGATAGCCTCCATGGACATATCCACAATAAAGGAAAAACGCTTTCTGTTGAACACCGAAATAAGATAGCAAAAGCCAACAGAAAAAGGAAGGGATTTAGAAGAGGCTATACGAGAAGGGACATTACCAGTAAAATGGTTTTTGACATGAAGAGTAGCGGATTATCATTTAATAAAATATCTATTGCTCTCAATCTTGATCGGAGTTGCGTAAAAACGAGATACCATGATTACATTCATGATAACCCCGAATTACTAAACGATTAAAAATTAGAATTATGAAAACAAAACTGCTCAAAAAGTTGAGACGTACGGTTAAATCTGAAAAGCGTATCTGGATTTGGATGAACCCGATAGATAGAAGGAATGAAATATTAGAGGAGGTATATAAAATTAGAAAAAGGAAAAACATAAAACCTAAAGCATCATATCATATCCATGATAAGGCGCAGCAAAAACAAGCTCTTATCAACATGATTCGACTGGATGAAGAACTGGGGTTGTATGATGAATAAACCAAGATGACGATTAAACAAGCAATTAAAATCCTCATACGCACCAATAAATGGCGCAGGGGAGCAGAGGTCGAGATGCCAGACCCAAAGGAGTATGGGGTTGCGGTGGACGTTGCAATAGAGGTGATGGAGCAGTTTTTGAAGGACACGCCAGCAATGAATAGATGTCACATAAAACCGAAGAGGTATGAATAAAAAATCTAAAGACAAAACAATTATGTTAGATGTTGTTGAGCATAAATTCACACACCAACTCTATGTACTTTCGACTGATTATGAATATCTCTGGGAATTAGTCCAAGGTGGACAACGAATACCAGCTTGGCTTTTATACACAGATAAATACGAAAAGCCTATTTGGGATTTAGTCGAAGTAAAGAACATATGGGGTGTACCTAATGATTATAGCATTGGAACTCGTGGAATCGGCTACGAGGGCGTTAAATCATTTAAATATTTTAAAGCTATATGTGAAAAGTATAGACTCCATTTTGTCTATCCGAAGATATTACCTGATGAATGACAACGACTACGGATGCGCTGCATCCATCGCAATCATCCTGCTGTTATGTGGGCTTGGATTGCTGATATGGATAGGGATTGAGATAACAGGGTTTAAGCTATAACAACAAAACAACAAAACAACAATGAAAAAATTTACAATAGCAGAAATCAGAGACCTGTTAAATCAGGTTTACAGAGAAGAAATTAGTTTCTCACGGATGGTGGAGGTGCTGAATGAGAGGGTGAGTGGGGCGGCGGATATTCACGAAGAACTGAAAAAGGGCGATTTGGCGATATTTTGGGATGGAGATAAAAGGGATGCGGCCATAAGAATATATGAACATTTCAATTGGGGTGAATACTTTATGTACAGAGACCATCAAGGGCTTAACTGGCTAAACGCCATCAAGTTTGAAAGTAAGGAGCAGTATGACCGATTAATCAAGGGGGAGATATGACCTACTCACTTCCCCACGATATCGCACTATGCAAACGTGATGATTGCCCTTTGCATATGGAATGCGCAAGGTGGTTGGATAAACTGCCATCTGAATCGTATTGGTACAGCTATTTTGATCCAGAGAATTGCGAGGATTTTATTGAGAAGAAGGGTATTAAACCTAAACAGAAGAAGAAATGAAACTGATACAAAGAATAATCGTGTCACCGCTAATGCTGTTATTGCTACTGTCATATTACCTGTTTAGTGCGGTTGAGAGGTGGGTGTCGTATCTAAGGTATGGCGGTGAGGTAATAACCTATGATAGGGATAGCAAGAAGATGATCCAGGACGTGTATGAGTTAGTTCTAACGCAAATAAGAAGAGATGATACACAAAGACAAACAGAACAAGTGGTTTCAGAACGACACGGCAAAGGGTAAACCAATGCGCATTATAGATGAACTAAAAACACTCGCTGATTACGAGCGGTTGACCCGAGTAGAAACCG